CCCGCCTGTCCCGTTTTTAGTTTATGCAATTGGAGTGGGTAATTATGCAGTTTTGCAGGAGGCGGGACGGAACGGGACAAAGCGGGACGTCCCACTTTGTCCCGCTTCACTGTGTGGGGTTCTGCTGCGCCATTTCCTCAAGCGCGATTCGTTCCATTAGCTTGATATCTTTAAACGCACGTTGCTCATTTTCGATGCCGTGCATCTTAAACAGCCATTCCAGTACGCCGTAGTCGATGCCATATGCGCCTCCAAAGCCGGTGCGCCATTGCGTGGAGCAATCTGCGAATACAGCCACCACTTTCGCATTATCGGGCCATAACGCAACAGGTGGGTAAACGTCTTCGGGAGCCGCACCCCATAAACTTGCGGCTAAATATTCGGAGGGTGGCGGCGGGCCATAAAAGCGTCTCGCCGCCTCAATTAGTTTTTTTCACGCAACCCCATCAGTTCGAGGTAGTACGAAGTATGGAACACGCCGAAAGCGCGCGGATAGTTGACCAACAGGCGGCGGACGTTCTCAGCGTTGAATTGGTCCGGCAGGTTCCAGCCTTCCGCGACGTGCATGATGGCCTCAACCATAACATTAAAGCCGTCCGGGTCATTGTCGTCATATTCCGACAGCTTGCGCTCGGTGTCCTGCATGGTCCGCGAAAACTCGTCTATCGGGCGGTGGCGTACGGTAAACGTCATTTTGCCCGGTTCGTTCTCACCAGGGCGAGGGATCTCAATCGGTAGCTTAAAGGTCGGCTTAGGGTCAAGTGTGAAGAGTGGTGCTTTAGCCATTGTGGTATTCTCCAATAAAAAAGGGGCCAGACGGCCCCATATTAACACTTGCTATTTAAGCGCCCAAACTTTTGAGGTAGATGACCATATCCGCCTGCATGGTCAAAGTTACTTGCACCGTCTCCACGTTATTTACTTCAGCGGACGGAATCTTCTGGAAAGATACCTTAGCCGGGTAAATGCGCACCTCACCTTTTCCGCCTGCTGCCGCTGGGTTAGTGAACTGGATTACAGTGGTTTTCTGCGTGTCGTCCAGGTCTTCCAGGATAGGGCGGATCGGGTCTTCCACGTCATGGGTGAAGGTAAAAGTCTGCACCCACGGATTTTTCGTGGTGTTAATGCTGATTGCAGTGTTAAGCTGCAACGGCTGGAAGGTAGTCGTCTGCTGGTCGCCGCCAGACACGGCAACGTTCGTGATGTACGGGAAGTCAATAAAGCCCGACACCTTAACCACTTCGCCCGGAGTGCCAGTGCTGAAAGCACCGGAAGGATATTTGGTCACATCGGAGGAGTCGAAGCCCGCCAGCGTAACGCTGTTAGTCTCCACTTTACCCACGATGAACGCGCGATTAAGTGCACGGACCCACGGAGATTTTGTGAACATCACCACGTCGCCAACTACCAGGCCATGAGAAGTCGCGCAGGTGAGAACGCAACCTTTCGTTTTGTCAGAGATTGACGCGGCGGCGTTGGATGCCGCCGTGACCGCGACGCCTTTACCCAGTACGGACCCAATCTGGACGCTGGACCCGTTAGGAAGTTGATAACCCATAATAAAGCTCCTGTTTAGATATACGGATTAATGATACAGCACGCGCAGAATTGCGCCAAATCAGGCGCAACAGTTATACATGATCGATACCACGATGCGGGCGCGGTCAACATCCTCAATCACCGAACTGGTGTATGGCGCATCCTGAAGCTGGAACGCTGCGCCAGCGATCTTGACTGCCTGCCACTTGTCAGACGTAGCGATGGCGTCCGCCAGTTCGCTCGCATACTGTGATCCCGTGCCTGCGGGGAACACAACTGCGACCTGATACACGCCTGCATAGATCCGGCCTTTCTGCTGAAAGCCTACAAACTGGGTCGGTGCCGGTAGCAAGTACGGCTCCAGGTAAACACCATTACCGTTAGCGTGGTCGCCCTGCACGTTCTCCCAGTTAACCCGGATCTGGCGCTGGCTAGTGCTCAGGCTAACCGCTAATTCTTCAACCACGCTGTTAAGCGCCTTGCGGATTAGAGTATTGCTCATTTTTTCACCTTAGAATTAATCTCTGCCGCTACGACGCGAACAATCCCCGCGGGCGCTTGTTTACTCCAGCCATACTCCAGTCGCTGCGCGTACGGCACGTTGTTAGTAAACCAGATAGACCCATATTCACCGGAATCGTAATGCGCCAGCACTTCACGCCCCGCGGCTAATGTTGCCGTTCCGGCCTTGTCCACGCGGTCAATAGCGCCGACAGCCGGGCGGTCGAACGTAACCTGCCAGTTTCCCCGGAAGCGTCCGCCGGTGTAATTCTTCGCAGCCCAGCCACGTTGGCGGAACGTGACGTTGCCGTTTTTAGTTTTGAATGAGATTAGCACACTGGCGTGCTTCTTCTGCCCGCGCTTCAGTTTGCCGCCATTCTTGCGGCGCTGTGCGGCGTTCACCTTGTTCGCGTGCTGGCGGGCCATCGCATAAGCCTTGTTAATCTTCCACCGGCGAGGATCGCCCACCGGGGAGATCTCAATAAGGCGTCCGAGTATTTGCATACCGTACGCCCGCACCGCCTTATCGTTGTTCTCCTTCGTCTTATCCACCCACGTAGCAATGGTGGCGGCGAATGAGTAGACCTCAGCCACGTTAGCCCCTTAGCTGTAGTTGAAACAGCATGGTCGTGCCTGCCGGTTGCAGTGGGTTAGGATTGACGACCCGGTAGTCTGCACCGTTCAGGTTAACCAAGTCGCCCACCCGCAATTGCTCAACCGCCCGACATAAAAACTTCACATCACCGGCAACGATACGCGTTCCGTCGATCTCGCTCGGCTTGTACTCCTCGCGAAGACCGATGACGTCAAACGAGGTCGGTGGGATGACAACTTCTTCGCCGTCTACGCGGTCAACCGATCCCGGACGCGTAACCGTAACGGTCATGCCGAATTTTTTAATCAGCGGATTCACTTTCCGCTTTAATCCTGCGTAATTAAAGCCCGCCATCTTCTTCACTCCCCTGTGCCTGTGGTACTGGTTCTGGCTCCGGTTGTTCTGGTTGCCGTTTAGCGTTGGCGGCGATAATCGCCGCGAGTAATGCAGTATTCATATTACCCCCTGAATACGTCGAAATTGCCTGCGGCGTTGCCGCCTGAATCAACCCAGTGCCCTAACAAGCCATCCCACCACGGGAACGACACCCCGCTACCAATCGACGCCGGGTCGTATTCCATCGTGATCGGGCCGACCGTTTCGCGGATAGTCTCTTTACCATCGCCGACCGGAGAAATATCGATCTCGTCCGCCACCAACAGCGCCAGCCGGTAAACAGCTTGCTCAACGGCAACGGGGATTGATGCAAAGTCTACGATTTGCCCGACAGGCACTACCGCCACGACTTCGGTTAGCGTGTCGCGCACCGGCTTCCCGTCCGATGGGTAGTTGATGCGGGGCCATGCGTCTATTCCTGTCTGGTCCGCCTGTTCGCCGATCCAGTTGATGCCGTTAAGGAAGTCATTAACGATGGTAAGGTGTCGCGTCGCATCGCTCAGCGTAATTTCAACGCCTCGCGCAGCGGCATAATCAACAAAGGTTTGCGGGTCGCCATACATCTTATTTGCTCCTATAAAAAAGGCGGGCATAAGCCCGCCCATTTTGGATGTGCGTAGATCAGGACGCTTTGGTCGCAGTCAGCGTAACCAGTACGCCCGCCGTTTCCTTGATGTGACGGGTCGGCACTTCCTGTGCGGCCTGGGTCTTACGACGGCCTTTAGTATCGCCATCACCAACAGCGCCAACGTCCTGCACGGTTGCCGGTGCGTTGTCTACCTGGCCCTGGTCAAGCTCCCAGTTGTCCTTAGTGGTGATATCTGACAGCTTGAACGAGCGAATGCCTTCGATCGGGGTACGAGCGGACGCCTTCAGACGGTAGCCTTTAACAGCCACGTTGAAGTCGAACTCGCCCTGCCACCAGCGTTCGATGTTCTCGTTACCGCCTTTCTCCTGCGCCAGCATATCGAGGCCGTTGGTGGTAACGGCAACCGCGCCAGGGACCAGACCCAGCATGTTACCCGTGCCCATAGCATCGGCAGCGGCATCGGAGATAATGAAACGACGGCCCAGGCCATCACCCATTACCTGAAGATCGCCAATTGCGAATACCTGTTCAGCGGAAGGGAGCGCCTGGTATGCGATGAAGTTTGCCCAGGTAACACCGTCCATAAACCAGGACTTAATCAAAGACGCCTGATCGCCGAACTTAGACGCCGCCAGCGGGAAGTCTGCCAGGGTCGGGAAGGTACGACCGCCAACGCCATCAACGCGCGCCGGTTGGGTGTATTTTGCCGCTGCGTTGCTTTCGATCGCCGCTTTACTTGCGCCGATACCCGCTTTCAGGTAGTGCAGCATAATCGCTTGAGTAGCCTGTGCCGCAATCTCAGCCGCAACGCTGTTAACGTTGGTTTCAATCTTAGCCATCATGGCCTTAGTGATTGCTACCGGACCCACTTTCGCGGAAAGGTTAACCGAGTTGGTCAGCATACGCGCCAGAACTTTTGCGGTCGCCGGAGTACCGACAGGGGCGTAGGCGTTACGGTCGGTAACGAGGTTGGCGATCAAGCCTACGGACATTTTTTCTACAACGTCCTTCAGCACTTCACCTGTGCCGAGAACAACAGCGCCGTTAGCGGCAGCGTTGAACACGTTCAGGTTATCGGGGATCATTTGCGTAACCGCGGTAACGAGTTTACGCTGGAACACTGTTAAAGACATATCGAAATCCTTTGAGTTGTGAGCATTCGCCCAGTGACGTTAATGTTACCTTAGATTTACGCGCTCGCAAAATTGCCCGCTTTCGCGGGCAATCTGCTTACTCGTCGTCGCCCATCTTAGCGATGATTTCACCTGCCTGTTTCGTAAGGTCAGTGATACCGAAGCTGTGGCCCATAGTGATTTTCGACTTCACATCTTCGACAACCTGCGTCGGTTTGCTAGGCGCGCCACCGGCTGGCGTGCCCGCCAGGACGGATGCAAAATCGGCGTTATTACGGAACTCTTTTTCCAGCTCTTCCATAGTCAGCGCGGACGGTTTGCCATCCTGCAAGACTCGCACTTTCAAGCTGCCGTCTTCGCCGTCTTCCAGCGTCAGGCGGTCCATTACGTGGCGTTGCATGATGCCCGCATTCTTACCGAACAGCTTCGACGCCAGGTCTTTGGCAGCGCTGCCGATGGTTAGATCGTGGATCTGCTTGCGGTAGGCTTCGATTTTTCCCGATGTGTCTGCTTCGTGTTTCGCAAACTTATCCTTCCAGGACTTATCGATCGCTTCGAGGTCGCCATTTTTGCGCGCGGCGGCTTCCTCTTTCTCTTTCGCAAGGCGCTCAGCTTCGGCGCGGCGTTCAGCTTCTGCTTTCTTCTCGCTCACCAGCTTCGCGTTGTTTTCTTTCAGACCCTTGATTTCCGCCTGTACTTCTTCTGCGGTCATGAACGTTGATTTATACCCGTCGCCATCGGCAACAAAAAGCGCCTTCATACCTTCCGGCAACGCGTCATATTCTGCTTTAGTAAGTTTCATGCTATCCCCCTGGGATTGTGGCAGAGCGGGCCACCCGCTCGACTTCACGCCCCTAATATTATCAGCGATAAAAATAATCGCAAAATTCGCTTGCAATCCGGGTATTGGTTGCAATATATTGGTTGCACACCAACAGAGACATGAAGGAAAAACAAAATGCCAACATTAATCAAAGAAACACCGTACCAGAAAGTGTGGAAAGCCGACGACGTATTTGGGCGCCCTTTCGATCCGGAGTGGGATGGGGTGACTTATAAGTATATGGTAGTCGACACCTACCACGGCGGAGTCGTCGTACTTCGCACAAATAGCCCAATCGAGGCCCGTACGTTCGAAGTTAAGAGAACAGACGTTGAGTGTATGACTGATTTTCTTAATGACGCTATCAAGGAATTTAGCATCAAAAACACCGACTACAACCGGAAGAAAATAATAGAAACGGAAATCCTCAATTGGAACACCCACGCAAAGCTATTTAACCGCCCGGAATTGGTTATCACTGAAAAATTCGAACGCCGCCAGGCGCTGGCAAATAAGTTTTACGAGATTCTAGAAGCACTTTAACTAAACCAAACGGGGCGAAAGCCCCAACAACGAGGACACAAAAATGAGACTGACGAAAGACATTAAAAACCAGATTATGGCTAACATCCTGCGCGACCATGAAATCGCGACCGAAGCCAAATCCATCATGATGGACTCGCGCGACCTGGCGTACGTCATTACGCTGGACTGTATGCCGGAAGGCATTCGCACTTTCGCCGAGCTACTCGCGCACATTAAAGCAATCGGCGATGCCCCGTCGCAGATGTACGGAGTAAGCGTATACACCAACAAGGCGACGTATAGTTATAACGCTGACCGCCCAAAAGGCATCGGCAGCGTTTACGACGCCACTTTCGAAATCAACGCAGGCGGAAATGTGCGCACACTGTCATTGAGCGGTGACGGTCGTCAATACCGCGTACATCGCGGATACTGGGAATATAAATACATGAATAAGCTATCTCCAGATCTCGGCGATATTGTACCTGGGTACGAGGAAGTTATGCTGGCTTCAGTGTGCGAAGTGGACGAGGACGGAAAATCGCTGCCGATATATCTTCCGCGCGGTCGCGTAGACTACCCGGCGGATCATGACTTCTGTAAGCGTCTGGACCGTAACGACAAGGCCCGGCGCGAGTTGCGAGCTAAGTATGACGCGTTCAAACTAACTGTTACCGGCGTGCTGGATATGCACAATACAGATAAGAAGCTGATCAAGGCGTGGCCTGAAGTTGAACAGTTTATTCCATACCCGGATAAGCCGAAGTCCACGGCGGTGGCGCTGGGCGTGAAGACGTTAAACGAAATCTGCGGTATTCCGCGCTAACAAAAGGGGGCCATTATGGCCCCCGAATTATTTTCTGCAACTCCAGAATTTGCGCCCTTAGCTTCGCTCCGCATTCCATATTTTTCACGTCAATCATCAAATCTTCGTCGGGGTCCGCGGACGGGTTATCGAACTTGCACGGCGGTCGCAGTGCCGACTCCGTTAGCGGCATCAACGGCACGTTGCTTGATCCGCACGCGCTCAGCATCAAAACTACAATCAGGGCGGTTAGGGCGCGTAACATATTTAACAACCTCTTTCGTGATAGTCCGGTATTCTACGTCGCGGGCTTGTTCGGCCTGCACGGAGCGCTCAATAACTTTAGTTTGCTGCCGTTGGGCTTCTGCTTGCGCTTCTTGCGCTGCTCTCGCCTCAACGCCAGCGCGATAGGAGTCACCTTGCCAGAATCCTACCACCAGACCGATAACCAGCCCAATCGCTGCATACTTAATCACGCCATAACCCCCGGTTTTTAAGCTGTGCAATAGTCATCAATTCGCCAGTATCGGTAAACATCTTCGGCACTTTCACGCCGCGCATAATCTGGTCGGCGCGTTGCACCCCATATAATTCCTCCAGAATATGGCGCGGCTGGCGCCGCACCCATGAGAAGAAATCAGTCTGCGCGTCGACCTGCTCACTCAGCAACCGGCCCGCGTCAGCCTTCAGTGCCGGACGCTTACCACTGGGCCAATCTTCCATACCTTTGACTTTCCACGTCTCCGTCGACCGGCAGCAATAATGCAGCTTGCCCGGGCCAGCGCCATATTGTGATCCCGCCACCACTTTCCCTCCGCGCTTTCCTTTGGTGTCGGGAGTAACATCAACCGGATAAAACAGGCGATCGCGTAGCTGGCACATGGGAGAAGTATGCGTGTCCAATGTAGCCAACCATTGGCGACCTTCGAGAATATCGTCATTAGCTTTCACCATTAATTCGCGGGCGGTCGCCGCATAGTGGTTGACTGCGGACTTAACAACGCTTGAGATCGCTTGCGCACTACGACCGCCTAGCGCGCGCCTCACGTCCGCAATAATTTCCATCGTCGGCTTGCCCTGGATGAATCCAGCGCGCACCTGATTCCCGATCTGCGTCCTGGTCCACTCAGAAAGTGAGTCAGGCCATTGCATCATCGTATTACCCTGGAACGGGTTTTTCATTGCCGTCGCTGCGATCTGCGCGCCGGTCACAACACCCACCACCTCGACAGCCGGTACGGCGACCGCGGGCTGGATCGCTGCCGTTAATGTATCGGCAAGATAATCAGCCTCGGTGTCGGCGAACTCCTGAAGGCTCTCCGCCAGCACTTTAAACTCGGCGCGCAGTTCCGTTTTGACGGTCTTGTCGAGTTGCGTTAAAAGTGTGGTAAGTGCCTTGTTGCTCATGGACTTTTTACCATCAAGTAACTCGGTCAGCTTACCCAGTAACGTGGGCCGGAACTTCTCCCACATAGCCAGCACCCTCCGCGCCTGGTCATTGCTCAGGCGCTGGGTGAAGATGTGACGACGGATCATTCGATCCGCCATATATTGATTAATTGTCTTCGCCATTGTCCGCTACCTTGTCCGGGTCTTCTTCGGTAGATTCTACCGCATCCGGGGACATTTTGGGCAATGGGTTCTGATTTCGCAACTCGTCTTCCACCTGCTCGACGGTCTGCGAGTCATCAATGACGCCCTGGGCCATCATCCACTTGATGAAGTCAGCAAGTCGGACCGTACCAGTCTGCACACCCGCCATCATCGCGGTCATAAGCTGCGCATCAACTGTGATTTCGGTGTAGAACTTATTCAGCGTCACACGCTGGTCGGCGGTGTCGCCCGTGAATAGCTGGACGATTTGCAGCGCGCGGTTGAAAGCCTTCTCAACGTTACCGGCAATAAGCGACAGGATACTGTTATCGGTCTGCGCATCGTAGGCCGCTTCGGTTGCCGTCTTAGGTGCGGTCCCCTTCTCAACCAGGGCCGCGCCCAGTTTAGCCATTTGCAATTCGCGGCGCTCACAAAGAGCGACAGACAAGTTGCGCTCCTCGGCCTGAAGCAACTTAGCATCCATGTTCTGTCCAAGAATAACGCCCTTAGTCGCGCCGAGAGCAATGCCACCCTTCAGGTTTTTGTCCGCCCATGTTTGAGTCAGGCCCGTGGTGACAAGGGTAGGCTGACCCACAATGTGCGCGATCTCAGCAACGTCCGCTTCGGCGTTGTAGTGCTTAATGTTGATGGACGCAATATCAGCCAGCGGCGCGGCGTCAGGCGATGCGTTGTTGTCCACCGCACCGCACCAGCAAAATGGCAGTTGAGTAAGCGCGTTACCGGCGGCATCCACCAGCGGCACCAGATCGGTTTTGGTGAATCCTCGCGGCAAGTCCATCTGCACCTCGGACGTGTCTGCGTTGTAAAACCAGCGGCGGGCGTGTGCCTTACCGTCAATCATGCGAAGCTCGGTCCAAATGGTTACTTCGTGGTTTGCGAAGTCGTCCGGGTCTTCGGTGCTGATTTCGTCCGTTTCCTTAAGCACGATTAACGTGTCGACACCGTGTGTCTGACGCCAGTTGATGATCTGCTCTGCCGTATACAGGCGGATAAGCGGGCGATGCATCGCCATCTCAGCGGCTGTCTGCGGTACTACGTTGCCCTGTTCATCAAAGTGGGCCTGGCGGTCATAGTCCACCATAAAGCCAGCGCGGCCCGATTGCAGAACTTCCGACATAGCACCGCGCAGGAGTTGCGGCAATGGCATACCGCTGCCGTCTACGTCGTCAATCAGGTCAGCCATCGCCCCGGAAAGGTCCAGACTTACCGGTTTTGCGAAGGCAACGCCCAACAGCGCGTTAAGTGTGCGGGCGGTGGCGTTCAGGAATACAGCGCGTTGCTTATATGCCTTATACCGCGCCCGTGATTTCGGGTCAGTATTGTCGCCGCTGGCGGGATGTGGCAGGTACAAAGGGCCGCACGCCTTCACGGCGCGTTCCCCTGCTACACAATCCCGGATCATTTTCCACTCCGGCGCAATGCGCGCATAAAGTGGGTGCTGGTTGTCAACGTTAACGGTCATGTTCGTTTCCTTAGTAGAAGTCTACAGTTGGAACAACGGCGATTGGACGAATCACAGGGAACAGGTGCGCAATTGGATAGCCCGCGGCATCGTTCATGTGGTCCACCCCGGCTGTTTTATCCGGCTCGCCTTTCTTCAGGTCGTAAACCTGCTGTTCCAGGCATTTCGCTAGTGTAGGGCATTTATCCAGGTTGACAAAATACTGGCGCACACCCTTCGCGTTGCACATCATCGTATTCATCGCGATCAATCTGTCTTTAACAGGTGGGTTGACGCTGTCATATTCCACCTCGAAGCCAGCGTCTTCCAGTTGCGCGATATCAGATGACGATGCGTTTACAGTCTTACGAGACTTACCACTGCTATCCGGGTAAACTACAACACGACCGGCAGCACAATGATCAGGGTAGCGCTCCTCGATCGCCTCAATCATAGCTGGAGTGTCAAACAGGTCCACAAATTCATCCACGGCATGAATCTCGTCGCGGAACTCATTGTTCTCGGTAGTGCGCTGCCGTCTGACGTACACAACCGCAGCCATTTTCGTGACGTTAAAGTCCATACCGATAATCAACGTGTCATCTGGTTGCACTTCCTCGGTGCTGGCGTTCTCCTCTCGGTTAAACATTTTGTACACCGCGCCGGATGTGAGGTTGACAAACAGTCCGTTCAGGTACGCATCAATCAGGTTTGCCGGATACTGGCTGCGCAGCGTGTCGATAAAGTCTGCCGGTAAGTGGTGGTTGTCGGTGGTCTTCGCCCGGATCAAACGTTTCTGGCTGTCCTTCTCCACTTCGAAAATCTGATACATCGCCCGGAAGCCTTCCGGAGTGGACACAATGACAAACTGGCGTACCAGACCCGCACGCAGACGACCGAGCAGTTTGTGATACGCCGCCATTGCGACGTCCTGCTTCGTGGTATCGAACTCGTCGGCAACAATCCACGCGGCGTTGACCCCGATCAGGCGGGTATAGTTCTCCATCGATTCACAGATCACGCGGGTCCATTTGCCTTTCACCAGCACGCTATAGATCTTGTCCTGCTTGTTGAACTTCCACCGGAAGCCAGCCTCGTCGAAAGCCTTTTCCAATTCCGGATACATGATTTTAACCAAGAGCGGAATAGTCGGTTCCGTCACAATTCCATCATGACCGGGGTTCAGTGTGAGAAGCTGGATTACCTTACGCGCAGCGACCCACGACTTTCCACCCCCGAAGCCGGAACACAGGCCGAGGATTTTAGTCTTCGTGTCGCGCAGTAGTTCAACCTGGTGCGGCAAGCAATCAGGCTGGTAAAGACGCACCGCCTGCGCAACGCGTGTCGGGCGTGGCGGTCGGTTGCGCTTTGCGATCGCGCGCTCCAGTGCGCGGTGTTCTGCCGCATAGTTACGCATTATTCGCCCTGGCCTTTGCCGGTAGGTTCGACAACGACGTCGCCGTTATCATCTTCGTCGTCATCCAGTGGGGTATCGTCGCGGACGCCGTGGTTGGCTTTAAGCAGGAACGTGGCGAAGCCCGCCGCGATGGTCACGCCGCCAGCTTCCATCAGGAAAGTTTTCTGCAACTCCATCGCGTCCGCCATCGCCTCGGCGAACTCCTCATGTGCGCGCGCCCAGCGGTACAGGCAGGCAACGCCCACGCCGATTTCCGCGGCGAATCGACCGAAGGTTGGCATTTTGTTGCGGGGGATTACTTGCGCAGCGCCTTTATCGGAGTAGTTGACCTGCCAGGCGTCGGCGTCAGCAAAATAGCGGCGAAGCTGGTCGCAGTAAACGGATCGGTAGTCAGTAGGACGTCCACATTTGCCGCCTTTACGGCGCTTTCCGTACTCGATTTCAGGTCCGAGATTGGTATGCTCGGTTTGCTCGCCTGGTTTACGGCGCGGGGTGACTGCCACTCGACCGTCCAGTTTGGCACGACGGCCTTTAACTCTGATTTCTGCCATGATATAAGCCCTTTTGTTCATATGCGCCGACCATCGGCAACATAGGAGACGGCCCTGCCATCTAAGGGGGATTATAACAGGCACAAAAAAGCCCACCAAATCGGCGGGCTTGCTCATTACTCTGCGTTTGCCACAGTTACCGTTTTGCGGCCCGACACCCCGCTTCCATCCTTAGCCACCCAAATAATATCGACAGATCCAGGTGCTTTACCCGTGATATTGCCGGAAGCATCCACGGTGGCGATGGTCGGCGACCCGCTGACCCACACTCCTGACTTATTGGTCGCCCCTGCTGGTTGTACCGCCGCAGTAGCCTTCGCCGGGGTGCCTATTGTAACCTTCTCGGGAGCTACCGTTACCGTGGCGCTTGTCACTTTCACCTCTGCTTTCGGACCCGGAAGGCTTGCGCCAAAAACCCCGGCATGACTGATGGTGTCCGCGATGATGGCGCGTGCGCCCGGGTCTTCAGTTTTAGCCAGCGCGGCGAGCGCGTCGGCGTTATGATCAAGAATACTTTTTAGCATACTGTGTTACCTCGTATTATGCTGCGTTACGCCCGATTTTCTCGGCAACGTCCCACTGCTTACCATCGAATAGCGCTTGTCTGCCGATTGCTCGACGGACCAGACCCTTAAGCACTTCCCCGCCTTGCTTGCGGAATTGTGGCAGTATCGCCCGCACCTTTGCCCAGTCTCCCAGTCGCACCGCATCATCGAAATCATTCGCGACGTCATCCGGTACGATCGGCCCCGGACCGGCATTGATGACCAGGTCCACCAGCGCGTCGAATTGCGCCTGATTGATGCTCGGGTGTGCGTACTTGTTTACCCAGTTCTCGGCATACGCCACGTCGCGCTTGAGTAGCTCCAGCGCTTCTGCACGGGTAATGCTCCGCGGCGGATTTGTGCCGGTGTGCCCATAACCCCAGGTGTACAGGCCGCGGGCCTGCTCTTTCTTAGTCGCGAAATACGGCACTGGGCTGAAAGTCTCCCATGCTGCCGTAAATCGTAGACCGTTATCACTGAATCGCATGTTTTACCCCATTCAAAACAGCATTACGCAGCGTGCGCAATGCAAACAGCCAGATTAACGCGGTCCAGGTGGTGTCAGATACGTCTCCTGTTTGCAACAATCCGATAACGCAGATCATCGCCGTTAGCAGATATAACACCCGGCCTAAAATGCCATCCTGGACGGACGGCGCATACACGTTAAACAGGGACGACGCCCCTATGATAACAAACAACAGGACGGAGATAATCATTTTGCGCCCCCCGGAAGTCGGAACGACTCAATAGTCTCCCTGATCCGGGCGGCTATTGGCATCCAGAAGATTGCAGTTACGAAGCCTAAACCGGCAACAGTGCGCTCGCCCGATAAGCCAGCCCACTCGGCGATAGCTGGCGCACCAAATATGGCACACAGAAAGCCAACCACGATATATAAAACGAAGTTTAATGGCCCCTTCGTAGCCTCGCCGTGAATGCGTGCGCCTACGAAGCCGCCAGCCAGACATGCGAGGGCGAATAACCACTCGTTTAGCTTATCCATAAAAAAGTCCCAGTAAGTTTTATCTCACTGGGACTATATCACGCTTGCATAATTAATCGAAAATGGACCACTTGCCGACGCCTTTCCACTCCCACCCGTCCGATCGGACGGCCTCGAACATCCGTCCCCCTATCATATCCCGATACCATAGCCACCACATGCGCAACCTGGTAGGGTGCTCAGTGATGCCACGGCGCTTGTATATCTGGAACGTCATCCGGGTAATGCTGGCAGCTTCTACGGCAGGCCAAATCAGGAATACCCATACCAACAGCGCCAGCACCGTAGCAAAGAGTGTCGCGCACCCCAATCCAAACCAATATATCAAATCGTGTAGCATCGTATTGCCCCCTCTGGTTTGCCAATATGGCGCGCCCAGGCACGCGCCACGAAGTAGTTACGGAATACACGACCGCCAATCTCAAAGCGGTTATGCATTAGCATATCACGGATCACGGCGCTCATTTCAGAATGACCCCGCGCGGATCGGTAGACTTCATGCTGCCGTCGGGGTAGACCAGAAGAACACCAATCCCAAATCGTTTGGCATCGTTGCCAGCCTGAATCATGGCGGCAGCTTGCGCCCTGGCGTTGTCGATATGCTCGCGCACCTTGCGCTCGTCGTATTTGGTATATGGGTGTTCCGTACGGGTGATCTCTTTCGCCACTACACCAGGGCGCTTAAGTTTATAGTTACGGCCTACGCGGGCGTAATTCACCAGGCCCGTGAGCAGAACGCCGCGTTGTGTTTTACCACTGTGCAGCATAACGCCGTCCGCGCTCACTCGGAGCACCTCTAACAGCGACCCGTCACGCGCATCACGCAGCACATCACCTACTCGTACGTCGTGGTGCACTACCTGCAAATGCTCATGCAGGGTGGCTTTCTTGTACCAGAATACGCGGTCGCTGGCTTCATGGTACATGCGCACATAGTTCGGCAGCACTTCAATCGGGGTAAGGAATCGCCCGTTATGCTTATTGCGGAATAGTAATTTCATTGCTCAGTCTCCTCAATCTCTTCGATAGTCTTCGTGTCGCCATCGCATACCGTAGCGATGCCGTTTTGTTCGTAGTCAAGTACGCACATATGCAGGTAGATAAACTCCTGCAAGAATCCGCCTATCAACATTTCTCGGCCTCCAGAAATACCCCATGCTTGCGTATAAACTTGCGCACGTTATGCGGGCGCATATCACACCGGCAGCGTTTAATAGCCCATACTTGCGGCCCGTATCGGTAGCTAACGCGCCCTTCGGCAATCCACTCCGCAAGCTCGGCGTCCGTCACCTGGTCGCTCAGTCTAATCATCATTTGCTCAGTCTTCTATAGTTTTTGTTTAGGGTAAATTGGCTGATAGTGTGGCGCTCTTTTGTTTTTGGGTACATGAGCGTAACGCACCCGTTCCCCTCCCACACCACAAGATAAATCAGACCGGTAGCCTTACTCTCGACTTTGGTCATTTGCTCAGTCTCCAGTGTTTGCCTACCCGCTCAACGGCGGGCTTCCGGCGTAATGTAATACGTATTCCCATTGGTTGCAAGGAAGTCCGCACCCTGAAATCGTGTTGTGCTGCGAACTGGTGCAAGTAGCGAGTCTGCGTCAACGGCTTAACGTCGTCTCGATAGCACCAAAATACAGAATCCCCCTCATTCGCATTCTTAGCCCATATTCGTATGCAATGCAGGGGGATATGCCACGAAAGCTGTTTTGCGCGTCTACGGGTCATTTTGGCCTCTTATTTCGCAAGCTGGGCGAATAGCTCACGCTGGGCTTTAATCCGGGCAACGTTTGTCACTGCCGTCTCGCCGATCCCGAAGCGATACGCCAGGCGCTCACGGGCAAATGCCAGCGCGTAGTCCTGGATAGCGTTCGCCAACGGCTGGATCTCTTCCATAGTGTCGAATCGGTCCTCCAGCCTACCGATGATTGCGCGCTTCATAACCCGGACAACGGCCTGGGCTGCTTCCAGGCGTTCGACTGCATAACTGCACGGGGTGATATGCGCTGCCGCTTCTTGTTCTTTTGCCACCGCCATCGCGTAATTCCAGATAATCGCTTTCATTGTTCAGTCCTCATGTTGGTGTGCAACCAATATAGCAGGGTGCCATGGCGGATGCAACCAATATCAAACATGCGCATGAAAAAGTTGATCGCTATCTGCTGTGACTGCAAACTGCATTTTTCACTCAGCATAATGCATCTCGCATTGGTTGCCTAGTTCATCTACGACCGCACTTCGCATCCTGCTGCCGTGTATTTTGCAATCCCCGGATTTTATTCAGTCTCAGACGAGGGGGGCCGCTGACCCCCGTCTAGTCTGAAAGACTGGGGTGCTGTCCCGCTGTCCCGCTCCTCTCCAGGCCGCGCCATCCGGGGCGGGGACGGGGTGCTGTCCCGCTTTGTCCCGCCCCTTGTTTGTCCCGCTTTCTGTCCCGCTTGCTTTATGCAGTTTTATTGCATAACTATTCATTATATTTACACTACACGGCAACCAATACGACCAGATAAAAACACCCAAAATGGCAACCAATGCGCGCAGAATTTAATCTTTAAGGTCGTCATCGGTCGCCGAAAGCGTGATGGGTATATTCGTTTTTATGACGATATTCGACGACCCATAGATGGCCCCGGTATGCGGATCTGTATAAAAACCTAGCACGCCGCGCTCCACCATATCGTCTATTGCCTTCGTCGATGTGCCACCTTTTGCCAATCCCGCCTGGCGGACGATTGCCGATTTACTGAATCCGGTATGGTCCGGGTTATCTTCCATCAGTTTTTCCAGCGCCGCATAAAGCACTTTCTCTTTTTCGTTGCGCGGTCCTGCGGCGTTCTCTTCCTTAACTGCTGCCTTGCCAGCGGCCTTCGCCTGTTCGATGGCGAACGGTGCCAGGGCGACCGGTACGAGGTAGAGAGTCTCGTCGCGTGGCGTGGAGGCAATCGGCTTGACGTCCCATCCGGCAACCACGTCGCCGAAGTCTGGCCCCATGCTGGTGGACTGGTGCGCCTCGAACGCCTCGGACTTGCGGAGATCTACCTTAACTTTGCACTTGAGCAGGACGAAGCCGCGCGGCGCTTGCTTGATGCCGTTACGTGACTTCTCATGATACAGGTTCAATTGTCCGGGCTGGTTGTCGTCCGGCTGTTCCAGGAAGAAAGCGGAATCGACAGCACCATGCAGCGCGCCGGACCCGCGGGGGGTTCTGCTGCCGTTCGCACCTTTAGCCGGGTGATGGATGACGCCCGCACTGCCGCCTGTATTTTCCGCAATGGCCTTCAGCGCTTTGACCACTTCACCCATATCGCTGGCGTTGTTCTCGTCAAACGGTTTTGCATCGGCGGACCGCAGCGCAACAGTCTGGTTGAGTGAGTCGAACGCCACCAGGCCAACCGGCTCGCCGTTAGCGGTGCGGTTGATGAAGCTGATAACTTCACGCAAGCCGGATTTGCTGGTGATATCCCAGCCTCGTGATTGCAGATCGATAATGTGCAGCTTGTCCAGGTCGTGCTCATATTTAATCTGCAATGCCTCCTTACGCTGGTTAGAGGCTTCGCCACCTTCCGCGTCGAAATAGAAGCAATGAGACTGGACAACCTTCGCACCACCGAAAGGAATACCAGCGGCAACCGCGCCCATCTGCCCAAGAACGTAGAAAGACTTACCGATATTCGACTCACCCGCCATATACCAGGTTGATTTAAAGTTAATCAACCCCTCGATAATCGGGTCGTGCTTACTGAACAGCGCAACCGGCTCGTTGTCCAGGTCTGCGTCCGTACATCCGCCGTACTCGTCGCCGTCGCCAACCGCATCAACGATATGTTCATAGCACGATTCCACTTCCTCGTCGTCCAGACCTGGGAGGATGGCGGCGATTTGCTTACGTGACATGTTGTGCGGTTCGACGTTCAGGTGGTCCGGGATCCCGATAAGACGTAGCGCCAGGTGCTGGTGTCTGTTCAGTTCCGAGCAACACTCGTTGCCGGTGTGCATACACTTGAAACGGATCTCGCCATCCTTAACCATGATAGCGGTTGACCCTTCGCCACTGTGCAGGTGTTCGTTCGGGCATGGCACTTCATAACCCCGACCGGACGACAGCGGTTCGAATCCTGCCTGGAAGCACCAGTCCAGAATGCCGTCCGCCACACCGTCATCGCCCTGGGTTAGTTCACGGCGTACTTCCTCTTTTTCCACTCCCAGCTTATCAGCCAGGCGAAGCAGACGACGGACGCGGGCACGTTTGCCGTAGTGACACTTAACAACCGATTGCTGGTGTGGCAGGTACATAAGGCGGTTTGTGTCTTTCGTACAATCATCGAAGTCCACATCTGACAGGCCCAGTTGGTGTAATAGTGCATACTGGATGCGGCCCAGGTCTTCAGCCGGTACAGGCTTATCGGTGAGCACCAGGAAACGAGCGCAACGCGTGCCACCTTTCAGCGGGTGGCGGTCGCCGGTAGTGGTGTGGAAGACGTGCTCCAGTCCCGCGTCGATGAACGCCTTACGGCAGCGGCGTAAGGTGCGGGTGTCGGTACGGTCAATATCAAAGAACAGGATCGAGCGGTCCACCGCACTGGTCTTACGACGCAATCCGTCACTGGTATACGCCACAATGCCATCGGCCTTACGCTTGCGGCGCGCATACTCCGCTTTATCTTCCGTCTTGTTGATATGCACCGAGGAGATTTCTTTCGCATCTTTGATAAATTCGAAAAACTCATCGGTCGTCATCTGGAAGTTTTCCGCCCTGGCTTTTTCGCCTTTTTTAGCGGGTCGTGTTACAGCGAATTTAATCAAGCTCATTGCCGTGGCCTTACTTAGAAGTTTTATTATTGCGTACCCAGGAGCGCACTGTGCTCTGATTAATTCCGGTCAACTCGGCAATCATCGCCCATGATTTACCCTCGGCGCGCAAACGGATAACCTGCTTTTTGTATTCTTCCATTTCTTCATTGTGTTTTTGCAGCTTGCTTGCTGCTGTACCGTTGAGTAGTTCCAGCCTGGCGCGTAATTCTTTTTCGACACTGCGCAGTCGTTCGATTTCAAATAACACTGCCCCCACGGCATCGGTGTATGCCCATGACCGGCTTGTCTCACTGCAAACAGTCTTCGTTAACATTTCGATTGCGTCGTTTACATTCATTGCTCAGCCCTCAGTTGGTTAATGACCAACGAAACTACACCTAAAACCGCAAGGTGTCAAATCCTTTGGATATTGAAACGGGCGCGCACGCGTGTAATAATAATTCTCGTCTCATTGTCTCTTATTGGTTAGCGCCGTCGCATTTTGCCTCGGCGCTTTTTTTTTTAAATTAGTTGTTGACACCTCACATGCAACCAATCTAATATTCACTCCGTCAACGGGGCATACCGCACCGGACACTTAACCAATCGGAGATATACCATGTTTGAGCAAATCGTAAACCTGATCACTCGCGGCGTAGTAGCACTGGAAACCATTGCAAAGCATTATGAAACTGCTGGCGCTGCCGTTGGTAAGCAGGAGGACAAGAAGCCGTCTAAGGCCAAAAAAGAAGTCGTAGAAGATGACGACGACGATGCCGAAGACGAAAAACCGGCTAAATCTAAAAAAGCACCGGCGAAAGGTAAGGCTAAAAAAGAAGTCGTAGAAGATGACGACGACGATGCCGAAGACGAAAAACCGGCTAAGTCTAAAAAAGCACCGGCGAAAGGCAAAGGCAAGAAAGATGCCGATCCGCTGGCAGAGATGCGCGACGAGATCAAACAGTATGCCGCGATTATTGCCGGTGGTGACGACGACGATGCGAACGACGAATTCGACGACCTGCTGGAATCGTTCGAGATCAAATCAATCGCCAAGCTGGAAGATGAAGACGTCGAAGACTTCCACAAAGATCTTAAAGAAATCGTCGAAACTTATTTCGAACTGGAAGATTAATATTATCCGGCCCGCTAATCTGCGGGCCTATTTTTAGAGGACGAGACAATGGCACGCTTCACGCTAATTGAGGCGGTGGACTCCCGCGACCAGCGCCCGTACTATTGGCTATTCGAACGCATCGGCAGCTTTCAGTCACGAGTTGCCGTAATAGATAAACGCCGTAACACCCCCGCGCAAATTAAGCGCACCACCTTTACTAACCCCGACTTTTATATTTGGGCAGACTCCAATCTGGAATATGTTCGCTTCGCAGTTGCATCCGAAGCAAAAACAATTGACCGCTGGGAGACAAAATAAATGGCTATATTCTTTGTTTTATTTCGTTGCCGTATTACCGGCGACGAGCAACCGGAAATTATTATGAATCAAAACTGGAATTGCTGCTGGATGCAAGCCCGAGGACTTGCGGCTACCATGAACAATGCCGCTAAGCGGGCCAATGTTGAACACGATTATTACATTGCTCAGTTTTCAAGGGTGGAATAATGGCGATTAAACCAAAACGTAAAACGCAATCCGGTAGCAATACGGAACACTCATTACTTGGTCCATCCGGTGCTAAAAAATGGATGGGTTGCCCTGCCGCCCTGGTGGTGGAAAAAGATATCCCGAACGAATCCGGGCAAGCCGCGATTAACGGTACGAGTATGCACACCGTATCTGAGGTGGTGCTAAACCGCATTATCGCCGGGGAGAAGCTGATAACCGCGAAGACGTATAAAGGGTGCTACGTCGAGAACGAAGGCAAGGGGCCGGTAAAGGCACACCCTAAAGCACCGAAAGGCGGCGTACTGGTCAACGACGACATGGTGAAACAGTGCGACGCGTACATCGACCACTGGCGACCGCTCCTCGAAGTGGCGGAGTTTGTCCAGCTTGAGATGCGCGCCGATCTGACCCGCGTCCTTCACTCAGGCTACGAGATCGACGGCAACAGGATTAAAACGTTCGGTACTGCCGATATGGTCATGGTCATGAAGAAGACCGACGGCACGTACATGCTGATTGTTGGCGACCTGAAGACGGGACGACATAAGGTCGAGGCGAAAGAAAACAAACAGCTTATGTTGTACGCGCTCGGCCTGCTGCGCAAGCTGCAAACTATGTACGACATTACGACCGTTCGCCTGGTTATCTTCCAGCCGTATTGCGGCGGGGCGTCGGAGTGGGATATTTCGGTAGAAGCGCTGGAGATATTCGCGAAGTTTGCATCCAGGCGTGCTATCGCCGCCCTGGAAGCGTACGCCCGCGGCAAAAAGGGACTAACCCGTGCCGACTTCCGCCCCAGCGTTGATGCGTGTCAGTGGTGCCGATTTGCGGATCAGTGTAGCGCCCGCGCTAAGGCTGCAATCGACACGATGACCCCACCAACGGCAACAGACGAAGACCTGGGAGACGACGTGAGTATTGCGACAGAGGAAGAATGCGCCAATCGCGACCGCAATATGGCCCGCGAAGCCAGGAAAGCGGCACGACGTGCGAAGCGTGGTAAGAAAGAAGCGGCCCCCGGTGCTATGAGCGCGGCGGAACTGCGCAAGGCTTATGAAGGCCTGGACGCAATGCGCCAGCACATCAAGGCTATCGAGTCCGCGGTATTCAAGGCGGTCATGGCGGGCGATGGCGAATCGCTGGGCCTCAAGATGGTTGCCGGTAAGGAAGGGATCCGTAAGTGGGCGGACGAGAGCGAAGTTATTGAAATCTTCACGAAGGCCCGGATCAAGCGCGATGTTATGTACAAAGAAACATTGCTCAGCCCTACGGATGCCGAGAAGGTATTGAAGGACGAAAAACCGAAAGTGTGGGCGAAGCTGTGTGCTAAAATCACGCGCGCACCCGCCAAACCGGTATTAGCACCAATCGACGACCCGCGCCCTGCGTGGTCGGAAGCTACTGACAAGGACTTAAGCAATGAATAAAGTATTCGCAATCTTATTGATGTTTTTGCTCGGCGCACTGGGCTTTATCCTGCATTGCGTGCAAGGCGTGTTAATGGTGGCGTGGATGATTCGCCATCCGACCCGCTGGCTGGATGACGGCTATAGCGAAGTTGCCGTCGATTGGGTGGAAAAGAACATCGAACGCCCGCCGCTAAGCTGGATCGAGAACGCTACCAACTACGTGACCAGAAATCTTTTTAATGAAAATGCTTGACCGCTTAGGCGCAACCAAGTAGATTAGCAACCAAGCCGAACGGGGTGGCTTTCAATAACCCCGATACATGTGAAAATGAGGAATTGGAAAATGGCTAAAGTCAACCTGAAAAATGTGCGCGTATGCTTCCTGAAAATTTGGGAACGTGATACCCCTAAACAGGATGGACAAAAACCGGCATACCGTGCCGTGATTCTTCTTGATAAAGAAGATCCGCAGGTGGACAAAGTGGAAGCGGCAGCGCGCGCAGTGCTCACCGACAAGCTGAAATCCGAGAAGAACGCCGATAAGTGGATGGACCGCCACTACGCCCAGGATTCTAAGGAATGCGCAGTACGCGACGGTGACGAGCGCGACGAAGTAACCGAAGAATTCGAAGGCATGTTGTACATCAACGCCAAGTCGTTCAAACAGCCTATTATTCAAACGTCACTCGGCGAGAAGCAGACTGAACAAGGTCTGACCATCGACGGCGACGAGATTGAAGGCCAGGAGATCTACTCCGGTTGTTATTGCAACGTGTCCCTTGATATTTGGGCATGGAACAATACCAACGGCAAGGGCCTCGGGGCTGGCTTGCTGGGTCTGCGATTCCGTGAAGACGGCGAAGCCTTCGGAGGTGGCGGGTCTTCATGTTCCGACGAAGACCTGGACAACGATGACGAAGACGAAAGCCCGCGCAAGTCCAAAAAGTCAAAACGTCGTGATGACGATGACGAAGATGACAAGCCGCGCAAGTCCAGGAAATCCAAGCGCCGCGATGACGACGACGATGAGGAAGATGAAAAACCTCGCAAGCGCCGCAAGTCCCGCGATGACGAAGATGAGGACGAAGACGACGAAGACGAAGCACCACGTAAACGTCGCCGCCGTTAAGGGCAAAGCCCACTATTCAAGCCCGCTTAATGCGGGCTTTTTAATAGGACAACGAAAAATGCGTATTAAAGCCAGCGAAGTGAAAGTCGGAATGCAGGTATGGTCCAAATTGCTGGGCGAGTATTTCACCGTTGCAGAGATTCGCAACAACGGTGAAGAGATCGCCCTGTCCGACGGCATCTTCTCTATGATCGGCAGCGCTGACGCCGTAGTGAGGATTAAGCAATGAAAGACTTCGAACGACTTTTTCTCGATACCGAGACATTTAGCGATGTGGACCTGAAGAAAGTAGGCGCTTACGCCTACGCGGAGCACCCATCGACCGAGATTATGATTTGCACCTACGCCATAGACGAGGGCCGCGTGCAGACATGGGATGCCACTGAATCCCCAACAATGCCGCGTGAACTGCGCAAGGCGCTCCGCCAGGTATCCCGCAAGAAAGCAAAAATCGTGATGGCTAACGGCCTCCTGTTTGACCGCCTGGTTATCCGCGAGAAGTGGGGAATCGACCTGCCGGTAAGCCAGATCGAAGATACCATGATTATGGCCTTTCGCCACGCGCTGCCCGGAAGCCTCGATATGCAGTGCCAGGTGCTGGGCGTTGACGCGGAGCACGCGAAGGATAAGGCGGGCAAGGCGCTGATCAAACGATTCTGTAAGCCTACCCCTAAGACCTACAAAATACGCCGCTACACCCGCGATACTCACCCGGAAGAGTGGGCCAAATTTCTGCGCTATGCCGCGCTGGATATTATCGCAATGCGAGAAGTCTATTGGCGCATACCGGACTGGGGTAATACTCCGAAGGAAGACGAGATACTGCTTATCGACCAGTTGATCAACGACCGAGGCTTTTATGTGGACGTTGACCTGGCGAACGCCGCGATCAAGGCGGTGCAGGCGCATAAGGAAGAACTGAAAGAAGAAGCCTGGGAGCGATTTGGCGGTAAGCTGACCGGCAATGACTTCCTGCCAATCCTGCGTGATATCGCCCCGGCGTTCACGATCCACAACGCGCAGAAATCCACACTTAACGACCTGCTTGAAGACCCTGACTTCCCAGACGAAGGCAAAGCGCTTATCGAAATGCGCCTCGGAGCGTCATCAACGGCATCGACTAAGTACAATCCGCTCGTTAACGGCCTATCCGCCGATGGTCGCCGCCGTGGGTGTCTTCAGTATGGTGGCGCAAAGCGCACGCTACGCTGGGCCGGTAAAGGCTTCCAGCCGCAAAACCTGGCACGTGGCGAGTACAGCGACGACCACGAAGGGAAGATTAAACGCCGCGAGGGTGAAAGCGACGTCTCGTTTTGGGTCCGGTCGCACATGCTCACCAACGGCATCAACTCCCTGTTACGCGGGACCGCACACTGGGCGTATGACATATCGAAGCTAACGGCCTCGACCGTTCGCGGGTGCATTATTCCGGCGAAGGGCAAGAAGTTTGTCGTAGCGGACTACTCCAACGTGGAAGGGCGTGGACTTTCCTGGATCGCTGGCGAGAAAACCGCGCTAATGGTGTTTAAGGCCGGTCGCGATATCTATTGTGAGACTGCCGGTAAGATGTTCGGCCTGGACCCGGACTACATTAAAGCCAACCGCAAGGACTTACGCCAGATCGGTAAGGCGTGCGAATTGGGACTGGGCTATGGTGGCGGCGTTGCGGCGTTCTTGCAGTTCGCTAAAAACCTGGGCCTCGACCTTTACACTATGGCGGACGTGATGAAAGGCACGTTCCCGGATCACATTTGGGCGGCGGCGAAACGTGGTTATGAGTACGCTCGCATTAACGAAGCGAAGCGCCCGCCGAAGCCGGGCAAGAAGGACGAGCGCCCAACATACATACTGCCGAAAAACGTATGGCTTACTTGTGACGCAATCAAACGTATGTGGCGTGAGGCTCACCCGAAGACGGTAGCCTTTTGGGCCGAGCTTGAGGACGCTGTGTTGTGTGCAATCCGCAATCCGGGCAAAGCATACTGGGCTGGCGCGAACGTTCGCCCGGACGGTAGAAAAGCGCTCAAGATTGTCCGTACGAAGGCGAAGCACGACCCAACCTTTGACGAGGAGCGCGACGATCCGAACGCCGCGGGGTGGTGGTTGAAAATTGAGTTGCCGTCGGGGCGCATCATGAGCTACCCCGGCATCGCGCTGTCTGTCACTACCGAGATTGACGAAGACACCGGCAAGAAGCGCACCAGCACACGCATTAAATATCAGGGCGAGAATCAGACGACGCGCCAGTGGGGATTCCAGTATACCTACGGCGGCAAACTGACGGAGAACATCGTACAGGCGTTGTGCCGCGATATTCTCGCATGGTCCATGCCTGGCGTTGAAGCTGCGGGGTATAAAATCGTCCTGTCGGTGCATGATGAATTGATCACAGAAGTGCCGGACACCGACGACTACACTACCGAGGAACTTTGCGCGCTGATGTGCGACCTGCCTATTTGGGCGAAAGGCTTCCCCCTTGCCGCCGAAGGCGACATTATGTACAGATACAGGAAGTAAGATTATGAAAGCAGAAATGAGCATTATGCGCGCTGGCGCGGCGGAAAACGACGAGATTCGAATCGTCATTAGACTGGAACGTGGCAAGACCATTACGGCACTTGTCACGCCTGAAAACCTGGCGCTGGCGCTAACCGGGCGATCGGATATACCGGTGGACCTTCGTCTGCGTAACGTGGAATTGCAAACTAAATGACACCCGAAGGCAAGATACAAAGTCACCTGATGAAGCTGGTTAAAGCCGTTGGGGGATTCTGCCGAAAACTGGCATGGGAGGGGCGCGCAGGTGCGCCCGACCTGATTATTATCATCAACGGCAAAATAGTGTTCGTCGAAGTGAAGCGCCCAGGAGGCAAACCGAAGCCGCACCAGGTACGAGAACATGAGCGAATGGCCCGCCGCGGGGCTGACGTTCGCGTCATTGACAACATAGCCGACTGTGATTTATTGGTTGCTGAATTGGTCGCTTAACAGTATAGTGAGCGGGTTAGCACTAACGAGGATTTTAGAAATGATTGAAGAAAAACGTTGTAGTAATTGCGGCTGTGTAAAGCCGCTATCCCAGTTCCACAAATACACCGGTAAGACTGCGCGCAGTCCAGACGGGTATCGGGCAGAGTGCAAATCGTGCCGCAATAAGAAAGAGCGCGAACGGCAGCGCCGCTACCGTGCAGAACAAAAATAATTAATACGGCGGGCTTGTCCCGCCCTTTTTGGGAGACATGACGATGAAAGAACATTACCGACTCACCAAGCTGGGCGAATGTAAACCGGGCGATCGCGTATGGTTTATCGCGGGCATGAATGATCCGCTGCCGTTGACGGTGTGCTGGCAAAAATTTAAGAGCTTCCGGGCTACCGGTGTGCACATCGGACACGCCACCAACTACGACGCTACAAAAAGGAACTGGAACAGTGAGACTGAAGTCTGGAAAAAGGCGGAATAACGACATGGCAAGATTCCGACGCCGCGAATATCAGAAGTTGATAACCGCGTTCATCCTCAAGCATAAGCGATGTAATATCTGGGCGACAATGGGATCCGGTAAAACCGGCGCGACAATGTGGGCGCTGAATAAAATGTTCCAGACTGGCGTCCTGTCCCATCATGAGGACCGCGTACTGGTGCTGGCCCCGCTGCGTGTTGCGTCGGGTACATGGCCCCCGGAACAGGAGAAATGGCGGTTCTCATCCCTGCTGGTCGTAGACGGCACTGGACCAGAGAAGGACCGCATAGCCGCGCTGGAGAGCGACGCTAACGTGGTTTGTGTTAACTACGATGTGGTTGAGTGGCTGGTCGACTATTACGGCGATGCGTGGCCCTTTACGGTCGTTGTTGCCGATGAATCGACTAAGCTGAAAGGCTATCGTAGCAAGCAGGGGAGCAAGCGCGCCCGCGCACTGGCAGCGATCGCACATAAACACGTCAAGCGCTGGATTAACCTTACCGGCACACCCGCACCCAACGGGCTGAAAGACTTATGGGGTCAGACGTGGTTTGTCGACGGTGGCGAACGCCTCGGCAGTAGCTATAAGGCATTTACCGACCGCTGGTTCATTAGCAAGCCTGTTAAGCCTGGCAGCTTCACTATGCAGCACGCTCCGCTAAAGAACTCCGAGAAAGAAATACAACAACGCCTGTCAGACGTATCCCTTACCGTTGACGCGGCTGAATACTTCGGGTGTGACAAGCCAATATATACGCCGGTTGTTGTGGACCTACCGAAGAAAGCCCGTAAGATTTACGACCAGTTTGAAAGCGAGCTATTTGCAGAACTGGAAAGCGGAACAGTGGAGGCGGCGAACGCCGCGGCGAAGACAATTAAGTGCCTTCAGCTTGCTTCCGGCGCTGTGTATAAGGTGGACGAAGACGGCGAACGGACCGACGAGTGGGTGAAGATTCACGACGCGAAGCTGGACGCGCTGGAAAGTATCGTGGAGGAGTTGAACGGCGCGCCGTTGCTCGTTGCGTATCAGTACAAGCATGACCTGGCACGTCTTAAGAAGAAATTTCCGCACGGCGTCGCGTTGGGTAAGGGGAAGCAGGGCAATAAGGATATGGAAGCGTGGAACAGGATCCCCATCATGTTTGCACACCCGGCATCGGCGGGCCACGGCCTTAACTTGCAGGACGGCGGTCATCACCTGGCAATCTTCTCCGATACCTGGAACTTTGAGCACTTTTCGCAGATCGTTGAACGTATCGGGCCGGTTCGCCAGATGCAGGCCGGGCACCCTCGACCGGTATTCGTCTACATTATCCAGGCGCGCGGAACACTGGACGAACTGGTCGCCGAGCGTCGCGACAGTAAGCGAGATATACAGGACGACTTGATGGAATACATGAAAGCTAAAAAGGCGCGCAAATGACTATTGCTAAAATGACAATCTGGTCATTGTTTGACGGCAGCGGCTTGATGATTGAGCGTGCTGCCGAGATGGGGCATAAGTGTTATTGCTTCAACTACTCTGAAGCCGACCACGGGTCTTACCTTGACTACCGGATTTATGGTCGCGGAATCCGGTATCGCAATGAGTTTATCGATCTGGACTTTGTAGACCGCGCGATGAATGGCGATTTCGGTACGCCAGATATCATCTACGCATTCCCGCCGTGTACTGATCTGGCGGTGAGCGGTGCGCCAGCTTTCCCGCGCAAACGCGCCCGCGACCCGGCCTTCCAGCTTAAGGCGGTGCGCACCGCGAAGATCGCAGCTTACCTGGGTGACTTCTTCGAAGTGCCATATATGATTGAGAATCCGCGCAGTGTGCTTTCCACCCAGTGGCGTAAGCCGGACCACTCGTTTGATCCGTGGGAGTATGGGGGATATCTGCCGGAGGATGACGTACACCCGCTCTTCCCTGAATACATCAACGCCCGCGATTCATATCCGAAGCTGACTTGCTTATGGACCGGCAACGGCTTCCGTATGCCAGAGAAGAAACCTGTTTTCGTTGAAAAAGGGTACTCGAAGCAGTATAGTCGCCTCGGAGGCAAATCAGCCCGCACAAAATTAATCCGGTCGCTCACCCCGCGCGGCTTCGCGATAGCGGTCAATGAGGAAAATTTAAAATGAATACTACATTCGAAGCCATTGATTTTTCGGTTGCAATGACTAACCAGTTATTCTCCTACGACAGCAAAACAGGCGTCATTCGTCTGAAGTCCACCGGCTGCAAAATTGGCAACCTTAACACTGCCGATGGCGGCACGCGCATCGAATGCAACGGCAAGACGCTGTCTGGCGCACGCGTGGCGTGGATTATTGAGACGGGCCATACAATCCCTCCAGGCTTCGCCGTTGTGTGCCGCCAGCGCACTCCAGGGCACTACGGCAACCGCATGAGCAACCTGTATCTGGTAGACGTTGCGCGCGACCCAAATTTTTATTCGTAAATTGGTTGCATAATCATATTGGTTGCATTATATTGAGGGTGTCCGGTTTGGACGCCCTTTTTTAATACCTGGAGACAACACGATGAAAATTTTACAAGAAGAAAAAGCATACTGGGCCGCGCAATGCCTCGAAGCCCGCGAGCAAGCCGAACGGGCGAACGCGGTGGCGGACACCAACCAGGCGCTATATGAAGGCGAGAAGAAAGTGCGCAAGGAATTAGAGGAGCGCTTCGAACTACTTTTCGAATTGATGGGGATTATGCAGCGCACCGGATATACAACCAGCGTTGCACTAAACCGCGTAACTGCCGATGCGCTGCGAGAGCATTGCAAACGTGCCGAGGAATACGTGCGCCCTAAAGGTCGCCAGTCTAAGATCGACCGTAAAGACTTGGTGCTTGTGGCGTGGCGCAATAACACTAACGGCAGCTTCTACCCGGACGCGCGCCCTTTAGGCGACTCCGAGACGCAGCGATTGCTGCGAATCCTGAAGAAAGGCGAAAAGACTGCCCTGTATGCGATAGATCCAGATCATGCAGAAGAGTGAGCAAAAAGATAGCTGGCGCACGCCGCCAGCTTTATTTAAACCGCTGCGCCGTAAGTTCCGATTCCGTTACGATATGGCGGCAAGCGATGCAAACCACCTGCTACCGCGTTACTTCACGGCGGAACACAGCGCGCTCGATGTGGACTGGTCAGAGTTGAAAGGGTGGAAGTGGTGCAACCCGCCATATTCCGATCCGCTGCCGTGGGTCGAGTGCGCAGCGCACGGACGCCGGACTGTCATGCTGCTGAATCAGGACACATCGACGAAGTGGGCGAAGCTGGCCAGGAAGACTGCAAACCTGATAATTCTTCTGGACTGGCGGATTAGATTCATTCACGCGGTCACCGGTGAAGTCGGGCCGAGCAATAACAAATGCCAGCAATTGATAATATTTGACGAAGCGCCGCCCATCGGCAGCGCACAAATTGAAATAATGAGCGAAGGAGAACTCCTTGAATATCTTAATCGTTGACCGCGACCCCGCGGTAGTAGACCAAATGCAAAAAGACTACGGTATTGACCCGAGACGCAATCGTGTGGTGCGCGCGTCTCGCCCCGAATACATCCTGGGCCTTGACCTCACCGGTTGGCTTGTCATGACTCAGCGTTGCCATTTCGTGTGCAACTCCTTTACTGCGCGAAGCGCCCGTTACACCCTTATTGAGAGTTTAAAATGAAATTACTGATTTGCGATTTGGATGGCGTTATTAACGGCTCAAGCGATGCTCGTGCCGACCTGGTGCCGGGGATAAAAACGAAATCAACCTTTTGGGCAAAGTGGCACAAAGCGCACGTCCGCGAAGATCTGAACATGGATATGCTGCCGCTGCTGCGCATGTACAAAGAGCAAGGCTTCGAGATAGCGTATCTGACAAACCGGCAGCGAGAATGTTGGGACACGACCGCCGAACAACTGAAGGTCTTCCCTGTAGGTCGATTGTTCATGCGCCACATGCTGGACGACACCCCGCCGCCAGAGTTTAAGGCATGCGCCGTGTTCAAAATGGTCTGCTATGCGGACGTGTCGGAACTGGTCATCATTGAGGACTGCCCTAAGAACATCGCGGCAATTCGTCGGGCGTGTGGTGATTTGGTTCCGAAAATTTACGCAATAAACGTTGCAAAATTCACTTGCAACCAATAGGTTGGTTGCATTATAGTTAACTCGTCGGGGGCAATACAGCCCCCGCACTAAAAAGGATAACATCATGAAAGCATTCGAATACTGCAAAAACGCCGCCACCACTATGGAACAGCGCGGGACAGAAAATGGCTATGACAACGCGAAAGAAGAACGCAGCGCTAAACAGATCGCCGCCGTGTTTAACGCGCTTACCGGGCGCGACCTTACCGAGCAAGAAGCCTGGACATTCCTGATCTGCCTGAAGCTGGTGCGCCAGCACCGTAAGCACCAGGAAGATAACATCGTGGATCTGGTGGCGTATGCCGCCCTGCTTGGCGAGTCTTACATGACCGTGCATGACGAGATTCAGATCGACACAACGGCAGCACAATTCGACAGCCTCACAGGACTGTCCGTGCGTCTCGACGGTGAGATTAATGCGTATAACAGCGCAATTCGCGTTGCAGAGGACACGGTAGCCTCGTTCGGCAAGACTGTTAAGGCCAGCGATTTTGGCATCGCAGATCAGGACGTCCAGCCTATGGTCGTGCTCACTGGCGAAGATGGATCTAAAATCCTCATGACTCCGGAAGACTTCCGCAACATGGAAAAAACACTGGTACGTAGCGCACTGAAATAATTCTAATCGCGGGCTTCGGCCCGCATCAATGAGGACCACACGATGTACGGCGAATATGAAATATCAGGTAAACAATTCCACCTGGCGGCAATGATCGCAAGCATAGAGTTTGACCAGTGGCGTTTAAAGTCCGACGCGTGCAAGCAAAGCCGTCTTGTCGGTGTTCTGGGCGAAATGTTTGCGGGCATGTACCTTGAAGGGCAAGCAGGCGGGCGCAGTTGTATCCCGCAAGGCTTGCTCATGCGTACCGGCTTGTTCAGCGCCAATACCATCGACCGCGGCGATATCATCATGGTCGGCAAGCGCAAGGTAAAGTCCGGCCCAGACTTCCGCGAGCATGTGATCGATGCCGTATGGACCTACGAGGTTAAAGCCACCAGCGGCATCCGTCGCGGGCTGGTTGAGGCGCGTTGCGCTCGCGAATATCTATCCCGTCGCGTTGCCGGTGTTATCCTGGTGGGTGTATCGTTAGGGCCGCAAAGCGCGCACGGCGTGATTGAGGATATCGCAGAGCCATTCGTGATTGTGAACGACTGGCCTCTGGTGGAAGTGGAAGGCAAGGAATATTACGAAAGCCCGCTGGTGCGGCGCAAAATGGATTGGGAAAACTCAAATTAAGAAAAGGGCCATATGGCCCTTTCTTTTTCAACCAGCTAACTTAGCCTCCAGTTCTGAGATTCTTTGCTCAAGTCCTCTGGCGATAAACACGTTTAGTTCCGAATATCGCAAGCTATATCTATTGCCCGCGGGGTTTATCTTGATCGTCGACTTCGAATTATCATCTGGGTCGCTAATAACCTCTGAAGTCTCCTCCCATTCGTCGTAACACACGAATCCATACTTCAAGGGGTCCAGACCGTAAGACCGCATGATTTCCATCACTTTCTGCACGGTAATACCGGCATGGAGCCTCGCCTCATCCCCCTCTTCAGCTACTCGCGCAAGCCACTGGAAAATACCAACCTCGCGGGCGATTTCTTTAGCGGCACCCATCTCAGCCTCTGTTAAACCTCTAACCTCGGTCTTGAGTCTTGCATCCGAGGTCTGTATGGCGCCGTTTGCGGACCATACCGCGCTAACACGGGAGGCTGCACTGCCGATCGGGTATGTGTTGTCCGCGGCGGGGGATAGCGAGCCATCGCTCGTAAAGCTCCACCGATCCTTCCTCGTCGTAGACCCTTGTTCTGTTGTAGCAATCGTTATTCCGCACTGGAGGTTTGTCGTAGACCAGCCTGAAGACGCCTGAATACGAATACCAGCGGCAGCACCCGTAAAACTTACACCACTGTGTCCTGCGAAAGATAACCACATGTTGTCGCCCGGCTGAGTGGCACCTTTAGTTCCGTCCATTGAGCCATTAAAAGCAACGCCTCTGAAATTTATATTAGCTGTTGCCCCGTTTCGTGGGGTGATTAAGGCTATTTCATTAGCTGTGTTATTTACTTGTTTAAGACCGCGACCGTTTAATAATTCCAATCCGTTGTAGCTTTCCTGCGTTAGCTTATAAAGCCCCATAGGCACATCGTAACCTATATAAAGGTCGCCGTTGTTGCTGGTCGCTAATGTTTGCCTCCGGTCGGCGTTGGTCTTATTCAATGGGGTTGTTAGCAACCTAAACCACCCGCCGTGGTTAGTATCCGAAGCTGTTCCGTCCATCAGGAAGTGCTGGGACACGTTACTATGGTCTGTGTATTCCGTTCCGGTCCACGGGCGCGACCCATACCCCCCAATAAGCACTCCTGTAGCCACGCCGGATCCGTTTGCCGGTTTTGAGTAGTTGTGGAAAACCGCGGACCCCCCGCCGACATTCGCAATACCAAAACTTGCCTCCGTGGCGTTGCGAGATTCCCAAACAACCCCGTCTCCGCTTCCTTCTCCGGGAGTTACCGGCCGCAGCGTAGCCGTGCCAACCGCAACCTGCGGCACCGTCACTTTACCCGTAAAAGTCGGCGACGACCCAGAGTGATACAATTCAAACCACTGCGACCAGTTGCCGGTATCCGGGTTACTAATCCATCGCATAAAACGACGCCCGCCGATGTATATTGTATACGTCTGAATGCAACTCTTCGGGCCGTTAGCGCCGATTTGCTGCACCAGCAAGCAACCCGCTTCCTTGACGGGATAGTTAAGCTCCGGTGTGGCTTTTGCCGATACGGATTGACGGTAGAATCCAGCTTTATCGCCGGTCAGGGTGTTAAGGTCTACACTATCCAACGACCCCTTCTGTTCATGCATGACCTGAAGGTTGGCGCGCGCCCCCTGTGCGTCCGATGCGCCTGTCCCACCGTCATTGATTGCGACGTCCCCGTTAGCCCCAAGCACCGCCATCTGACAGGCGCCCACCTTTTTTCCCGCAACGCCATTGATGGCGGAATTGTTTCCAGCGTAAACTTTAATGCGCCCAGATGTGTAATCGACGTTAATAGCAAAGAATGTATCCCCCGCACCACCACAAATACCTGTTCCGTGTGTGTAAGGCATCATCTCGTCCGCGGGGAACTGAGAGACGTCATTGACGCGCCAGAATCCACCTTTAACATTATCGCGTAACTGCTTGAGCAGGTCCGCTATTCCAGTTGCAGATGTTACAACGGCACCAGCATACGGCACTTTCTGCGATGCGTCTGCGCTGTTTGCGAATCCTTCAGCCTCGTCCCGGAATCCTTTGGCCTGGTCTTTAGCGGTTACGGCCTGCGATTTAGCTGTCTCGGCGGCTGTCTTCGCAGACTCTGCTGCCGTTTTAGCCGTCTCGGCTTTGCCCTGCGCCGTCTCAGCGGCTGTCTTGGCGGCTACTGCGGTATCTTTCGCAGAGTTGGCAGTGTTCTTGAAGCCTTCTGCCTCATTGCGAAAGCCTTGCGCCTGGTCCTTAGCCGTGATGGTCTGGTCCGCGATCTGCTGCAACTCAACCGGGTCAACGTCTTTAAGCAGGCCAGACAGGTAGCCCCATGACATACCCTGCACAACTTGCCCACTCGGCAGCGTGACCGAGATTTCCTCTTCTTCTCCGAAGATTGCGCGCCAGTTGTTCTCATCTGCGATCATCAAGCGCAACGCTTTTTGCGCCTGGACGGTTACGCCCATCGTCGCCAGCGACATGGTGTCGCGCTTAACACCATCCCACGCGAGGCCGGTTGCCGTTGGGCCGTCGAACGGCAGCACCAGCGTAAGCGCGGTTGCGCTTTCAATGGACGCGATCGCTACGGTGTAGGGGACTTGTCCTACCACCAGCGTTAAGAAGTCGCCAGCTTTAAACGCGGTAAACGTTGTGCCCGCCCCTACTACCGCCTTGCTATTGTTCGTTACGGAGAGCGTACCCGCTGCCATAGCTAAATCCTCATAAATTGGTTGCAATCCCGGTTGAGCGGTGTAATACTAAAACCCAACCCAATACAGGAGATGATAACATGAAAACTTTAATCATTGCCGCAGTAGTAATCATGACCGTTGGTTGTTCTTCCGGCCCGCGTCCAGACGGATGGTGTGCAACACATGCAAGCGGCGTATGTGTAGCTAAATGGAAAGGCGGTGTTGTTGTTCCGGCGGGTGAAGTTGATATTCGTTATGACGGAATTAAAGGGCATGGCGGCTCAGTTCGTGATTATGGCTCTCGGGAGTGGAACTAATGGCGCAAGGTATATACATCGATCTTAAGGATGGCCGTAACCCGATGACAATCACCGCGGGTATGCGTGCCTTGAATTTTGCAGGGAACTTCAATGTTTCAAGTGGCGGGTTTAGCAAGTCATTCCCCATTCAAGGTAATGAAGGGGCTTCCAGGTTTCTGCTGCCGAACAATGGCGCATACTCCTTCGAACTGGATCGTGGTGTTGAGGTTTATTATATAAAGGGCTTTTCGTCAACAGAATCCAGCGGAACAATATCTATTGGCTCTGAGAATGGCTATCCCGACCGCGTAACGCAGTTCTCTGGCACTGTAGTTGAGGTTCTTAGAGCATCGACAGGCCAGGGGATTTACGTTGCCGACAGTACGGATTTTACATCGATAACCACAACTGACAGGTTGCTTGTCTGCAAATTTGCTCAAACGATATCATTCCATGATAGTTACACCCTTCCAATCTACGGCATACCGTTCGGCAGGTGGGATAATCCAGGTGTTTCTGTTGAGTACGACGGCGTTAATCGGTTAATTTGTACAAACATAAACACAAATGATACAGGGCACACCCCAGGAAGTGTCACTATGGATTTGGTTATTTTCCAGATGGTTGCGCCCGTTCCGGGGCCTGGGTTAAACATATTTAACCGTAACGGCGCCTGCACACTTTCAACAGTTACCAGGCCCCTTGTTGTGTCTGGGTTTATAAGTCTGTCAGGAAGCAATCAGTATATCGGCGATTCATACTTCCCAATATTAAGGTGTGGGTTCAACACAAGGGCCATACCGGCCTATAAGGAACTAAGAAACAAAGGCGTAGTTATGAGCGGCGGATATGTAAGGTCTGGAACTGGTTCCAGAATTGTAAGGTACGAAATCGGCAACAGACCCGACGTTACTATACCAACCCCGCTGCCGTACCTCCCCAACATGTATTAAAGCCCCTCGCGGGGCTTTAATTTCAGAATACACCTAATACAACCCTTCCTCCTCCGGGCAGGTTAACCGTAACCCCATTCCCGTTAATTTGCACGGTATTATTTTGTCCGTTAAAAGCGAACTCACCACTGTTAGCGTACAGCCTGCCGCGGGCCGTTACTTCGTTAAACTCTGCCACGCCGTTCTTCAGGATACGCCAGCCGCGCGACCCTGTATCAAAGTTGTTCGATTGCAGCGTGTCCGTGATCTGCGCGAAGTTGATCGACGCGTTCTTGATGCGGGCCGTGTCGATATACACCTGTCCGCCATCCACGATAAACGCGGACGAAAGCGACCCATTAGATGGGTGCATAATGTAGAACTGGTCCGCCTTGAATGCGATGCGGGATTTAACAGCGTTGCCCGACGTCACGACGGAAAGCTGCATACCGGCATCATAGTACGTCCCGTTATACGTCACGCCAGCCTTAAGGCTGTACGTGGCGCTCCCTCCGGCATGGTTAAACGAAGACGTCATCTTCTGCTCGATAGCGGCGGACTGCTGCCCGAACTGTGCCGCGACCTGGGTCTTATACTCCGCCAGCGCGCCAGCTACGTCCGCCGTTGCCGTTTGTACCTGCTGGATGGCGGCTTCCTGTTCCGAAAACTTAGCGGCAACAGTTTGCTGGTACTGGGCGAACGCTTGTTCATGTGTGCTTTGCGCAGTCTGCAACGTGTGGATTGATGCCTCAGCGTCATCAAGGCGCGTGCCGATCAATGTTTCCAGTTGCGCTACGGCTTTATGCGCGTCCGCCGCCACGTTATACGCGACCGTTATTTCTGCGTAAATCCCTTTGTACTCGGCGCGGGCGTTGAATAGCTGCTGGGCGTCGGTGAGCATTGACTCATAAATGCCTTGCGGGATCGTGTTAATAGCTTCCTGGAAGTGTTTACCATCCTCGGAAGTCAAGAACTCGTTATCAAGCCCCTTCATGTACTCGTCAACTTTGTCGCTCACCTGCCCTTCAAACGGGGCCGACCAGTCCGACAGGTTGCCGATTTTATCCGCTACACGGGCGCGCAACTGCTGATAGATCCCGAACTCCAGTGACGTTTGCGCATACTCCGCCCCTGGATATGGGACGTTGGTAAGAAATTTCCATTCCGTTTCACCGGTCTTGCGCACTTCAAGCTCGGTGTACGAAATATCCGTCGCGGCGTTGTTGTGGTTCCACTTCCACAAAATTTGGTGGAGGCCCGAAATCGCGTTGGTGATGATAGGCGCGTTAAGACCGCCGAGACGACCTTCTATCGGCGTGATGGCAGACGACACCCACGGGGATGAAATCTCGCCCATCCCAATTGCGCGGACGCGTGCCTGGTAGTTACCGGAGAACACGTTAGGGATGTGCGCGCCGTTCGACGCCGTACGTGGGATGTTTACCCAGTCGTTACCCCACTGGATTTCCATATTCTGCAAGCTGGTACGCCGCCACTGGATTTCATACACCACGGCGTCCTTCACCGGAGGGAATACAATATCCACGTTGGTGATTAGCTGGCCTTGCGATGAAATCTGCGACGGGGTGATGGTCACGGACTCCGGCCCCTTCATTACGCCGTCAGGCACTTGAGTAAAGATGCCCGGATCAAGGCGAGCGCCATTATCAACGGCATCATATTTGCTATCGTTGTACTCGATCCCGCGCACTGAAAAAGTGCTGGTAGAGTCGTCATATTCCAGGTCGGTGATGCGGAACTTCTGCAACTGGATATCGTTACCATCGACGCAAAACGGTTGATCGGGAATCGGGTCGGCGTCCAGTGCGGTTTTTAGCGTAACCTTGTTGCCGTTGACGCTGGCGATCTCGCGAGTCTCTACATTACCACTATCGGTGCGTACCAGGAATTTATCACCGGGGCGGAACGTGATTTCGCTGTCCGTGTTAAGCACGGTACGCGTGCCAGGGTCCGACAACAGGCGACCGCCGCGTGTCTCGAAGCCGCCAGAAATGTTTGTATCGGCGATCGCGACTACGCTACCGGGAATAAAGAAAAGTCCCTCCATGCCAACCTTAAAGCTAACTTGCTGGTCAAGCTGGTTGGAGATTAGCGCCCAGTGCCCACGTCGTTGCGCTTCTGACTCACGCGTACAGCCGATCGCCGTTATATCCAGACGGTTAATCTTATGGCGGCGTACCAGTTCGACGCGCTGGCCCGTTGCGATGGCATCTTCATAGTGGTTCTTCGGGTTGCCGTATGCTACCGCGAACGTGGAATACCGAGTTTTCTGGCTACCGGACGCGTAGTCGAATCGACCATCAATGACCGAGGCGTTGGTGATGGTGTGCGATACCGCTGCGACCGGCTGGTCACTGACGATATTCAACATCTGATTTCCCCACCAGGTCATACCAGCAAAGATAGCGGCTAAATCCTTAAGCACGGTCCAGGCATCCGTCTGTGACTGAATGTACATATCATTCTTAAAGCGGATTTCTCGACCACCGTTGCCGTCGCTGACCAACTGATCGCAGCGCTGCGCAATCTGGTAGAGCGCGTACCGGTTTAACATTTGCGGTTTGATACGCCGACCGAGGCCGAAGCGCTCAGTAATACAAATATCGTACCAGTGCCACGCGGGGTTATCCGTCCATGCGCGTTTAAACGTGCCGTCCCAGTCCCCGGAATAGGTATGATTAATCGGGTCGTAGTTGTTCGGTATTAGAACTTTGCGGCCTTTGCACTTGATGGACACGCGCGGGATGTTCTGGAACGCTTTGGCGTCGAACTCCACAAACAACAGCGCGGTTAGCGGGTAACGCAGGCGGGCGTCGATAATCTCAGTGATGGATTGCACCCGGATATCATTAACCACTTTCGCCGATGTGGAGTCTGCCGTTATGCGGTGCACCTCCACTCGCCAGCCGGTATTCACGTTCGGCGGTAATTCGATGCGGTGGTCGCGCTCATATAGCGACATTGTTTTACCAACGGCAGAGAAGCGGAACTCGCGCGGATCGGCGTTATCCGTATACACCACGATTTTATAGTCGATGCGCCCGCCCACCAGGTCGCCGTTGTCTTCGTTGGTGTATAGGGCCGGAATGCCGATTCGAATGCGCACGGCGTCAAGACTGGTGTCATTAATCTGGCGCACCCACGGCGTGCCGTTTTCCAGTTTTACGCCCACTGTTTGCTCGCTTTCCACCGCAGAAAATCCGTGAATCACGTCTTGATGCTGCGTGCCCGGGCGGAACTCCACGCGCGCGCCTGGGAAGTTTTCAGACCGGTCGGCGTTCTGGATCGGTGTTCCGTCCAGGTATACGCGCTGCCGTAATTCGTTAGGGTCGGTAATGCCTTCGAACTCACCTTCTCCCAGCGCGAGCAAGATGCGGATTTTAGCCAGCGAATGCAGGCTGTCAGGCGTCTCCTGTGGGGTGTGCTGCTTGCCACCGCCGCCTTTATGGCCCGTGACGTCGTAGATAATCGTCATTCGTTCAAGTCCTCGGTTACGATTCCGGCGGAAATAATAGCGCCGCCGATCTCACGCTCGCCCCATAATACACCAAGTGCCGTACCTTGCGCGGTCGTGTTTACCGGTCCGCCGAACGCATACGACGCCTTGTTATCCACGTCCTGCCGTGTTTGCAATCCTTTCGGCTGTGGCGACAGCAATTGCATAACGCCACCCAGAGCCATCGACATCCCGAACGAAAACGTTGCCGTACCGATAGCGGCAGCGGTCGCGGCTGAAGCTCCGAAAGCGGCAGTAGCAAGCCCGCCGGTGTAGAACGACGCCACCACGATAGCTACCCCCGCCAGTAATTGGCCTAGTCCGCGTTTTGCGCCGGTCATAACCGGTGCGATGGTCACTACGCGGTCGCCGTGGAACTCGCCCAGCTCATCGTAGCCGGTCATGGTGTGATTGCCCTTGCGCACTTTGAACATCATGTTGTCCAGGTGGGCCGACATTAGAAAGTCCTGTAAGCCGGGTAACTTCACGCACAGGCCGGTGATACCCTCGCCCGGTGTGAAGCAGTCCAGCTTATGCACTTTACCGAAACGACGTCCTAAGACGCCGTATAGTTTAAATGTGGTCATTGCCATTCTGTGATATTCCCCGGTAGGTCTTTATGACGCACCCATTTAACCACATTGTCGCGGAAAAAGCCCGCCCGGAAGGGGACCACGCTCGACAGGCTGCCGTAGATATGGTGCAGTAATTGGTTGCCCGGAAGGTAGATTCCGGCATGGTTAGGCACGGGCGCGCTAATCTGCATGATGACCATAGCCCCTGGCGTATTCTCCTCACACTCCCGGAAGCCAGCGCCATACCAATTGTCCATATACAGGTTTTCGCCTGTCTCCCACCAGTTGTATGGTACACGGAAGTCTGGCAGGTTTACGCCCTGCTTTTTGTGCCAGTCCATAACGAGGCCGTAACAATCCGTAATTCCGAGAACAAATCGGCGACCTACCAGCGGCGGGTCTTCCGGGTCGATCTCGATAAAGTCGCCATATTCGTTAGTTATGGTCCAGACGACGCCGCTGCCGTTGCATCCGTTAACGTCGCCCAATGACGGGGTTAACTCGCGCTGCCCTGGATGCGAGTGGACTACGCGCACGACGTCGCCCATATCCTCGGCATCCATCCATGCCATATCACTAATGGTAAACGCGTCTCTACGTGAGCGCGCACCGGTAGGGTCTTCGAAGACGTTCTGGCACGGGACAAAAACTTGTTTGCGGCCCACCATGACAACCAGGCCGCAGGCTTCTTCCGGCAGACATGCCGCGACATGCGCGGCAATATCGCTTTTAACCTTCTTAGTTAACATTACTAACCCTTAATTAATCTGGACCCCGGAAAGCCGCCGAAGTCCAGCACCGCCGCTTTCGGATCCGCCAGACCTTGACCAAATCGAAGATAACAGTCGGACATACAGCCGCCGCATCGGTCCATATCCATCGCAATGACTTCATTACCGCGCTCGTCGTAATACTTGATGCCTGGCTTCGCAAGGTTCCAGGTGCATCCGTCCCCGCTGGCGTACTTCCCATTGAGCGCCCATTCGCACATATTCATGATTTGGCGGCGGGGGACTACCTGCCCCTCCATATCAGCGGGCGAGGATAACGCGAAGGTGATTTGTTTGCCCGGATTGCGTCCCACCTGTGAGTCAATGTAAAACTCCTGGACACGTTTTTGCGTTGGGTCTGGATCCGTACCGTTGTCCAGGAACTTCGCAAACGTGTCGATGATCTCAACCTTCGCGCCCAGTAGCTGGTCGTGGTTCAGTGATAGCCGGGTTATCACCCCGCCAATATCGACGATGGTTAGCTGCGGTTCTGCTGCCGTTGATGTGGAGAAGTTAAGGCCGGATAAATCGAAGGGCCAAAATTCGAACTCCTGCCCGCCGAAGAAGATAGATTTAGGCTTTAGCTTGTCCTCGTCCCCTCCGGCGGCGGCAATCTCCTCGGCAGTGTGCGGGATAAAGCAGTAGTGAAAATAGTGGTGGCCCGCGCCGATCGCGCCATCACCTGGTTCCACGTCCTGCGCGTCAATGTGAATCAGGCGAACGCGGCCCGATGGGTCGAAGCGTGTCGCCTCGCGATATAGTTTATTCATCTTACGAATCCAATAGCAGTCTTAAGGGTGGCGGATACGGTTGCCGTGAGGTGTCCGTTGTCCGTGTACGACAAGCTCGAACGCTCGACCACGAATAAACCTGTTTCGCCATCTGGCGCGGTGACGACAAACGGCTTGACAAAGTGCCCGCGAAGGAAGTTGTAGACCAGTTTAGGGTTACACCACTTGTCCGTCGTCAGGCCGATGAATTGCACGGGGAACTGCTTCGTCTCGGCGTTTGGGCCGTCCGCGATGTTCTGACCGTAACCGTTACCAAATTGCAATTCCTCAGACCGGAAAGCCAACTGCACGTCACCGCCACCCTGCAATTGCATGTGCCAGTAATAGGGCCATTCGTTTGACCGCGGGTCGTGCGCTTCGATTAGCTCATAGGCTGCACCGGCTTTTGTCGGTCCGGCCCAGTTATCCACCAGGGTGATAACAGTGTTTGAGTTGAACGCCGCAATTTTGCCGGTGTAGTCGCTGCCGTTGATGCGGACAAGTACGCGGACCTTCCCGATCTCGCTCAGGAACGCCGTCCCCACGCCCGTGACGGTCTTACTTCCTTTAGTTAGTGTGATTGTACCTTGCGCCATGAAAAAGCCCCCACGTTGTTTGTGAGGGCCATTTTATCATCGTTTGTAAAGTACACCACCTGGTTTAGTCGCTTTCACGATCTCGGCCTTGACCGCCTCGGTGATTTGCTTTCCGAACGCCTGCGCGGTGCGTGGGTCCGGTCCGCTCACACTGGCATCCGTCTTACCGGTCCCCATGTTCACGTTGGTCGTTACAATCATCCCACCCCCAACACCGGCAGCGGCAACGCCCAGCTTACCATCCGGCCCGCGCTTCAGCGGCATAATGGCCTCAGGTCCGGCCTCACCCATCAATCCAGCGCCTTTAGCGAACGCCTGGACGCCATAACTGAAAAAGGTGGGCTGGCTTACCACTTGTCCAGAATAGTCCGCGAGATTGCCTCCTGCGTACGCTCCGCCGTCCGCATTCTTAGTGAGGCCAGAGAAGATAGCGCCGAACAATCCGTTTTTGCCGCCGTCACCACCGAAAGCGCTAACGATGGACTTGAACGCCTGCGAGGTAGCCAGCTTTATTAATTCGCGCAGGATTGATTTAACCATATCCTTTGCGTTCAGCTTGCCAGTCTCGAAAAACTCGTTCATCGAGTCCTGCATAGCGCCGAATGTGAATTTTGTGAGTGACGTCATCTGTGTATATCCGTTACCCATTTCATCAACGCTATCCTTAAGCCCGCGACTAAAGCCATCCCACAACGAAGCGTTTGCACCTGTCTGTGCTTCCTGCACTTCGCGCAGCTTAGCCACCGCCCGGTCGATATCAGTATCATTAGCCCCAACCCGCTTCAGGCGGTCAATTAGCTGCAATTCTTCACGCAGGTTAGCCGCTTCGCGAGTGGAAAGCGCGTACCCCGCGGCGGTGGCTTTTAATTCGGCGTTCTGGTTCTTAACGAAGGCGTCGATCTGCGCGTGCGCCTTAACCTGCTTCTCTTTCGCATCCAGCAATTTGGCTTCTTCGACGATCTGCTCGCGTACAGATTTAACGGCCTCGAATCCCGCCATTTGCTGCTTCTCTGCTGCCGTCAGCGCCCTTTCCTTGCTCGCAGCGATTAACTGCTCGTTGTCAGCAATCAGCTTGTTAAGGGCCGCTTGAGCGCGTTGCGTGCGGGTCTGCGTCGAAGAGTTGGCCTCGATCTGCTTGCCTGATTCTCGAAGCTGTGCCAGTTCGCTACGGGCGACCTCCAGCATTTTAATACCGGAATCCACGCGAACAGCCGCGGCCTTTTTCGGTGCGGGGTCTTTGTAGCGCTCGTTGACCTGCTTCACCGCCTCGGCTAGTTCTTTCTCATTAATAACGCCGCGCTTATTCAGCAAATTGAGGCGGGCGATCTCATCGGCGCGCTTCTTCGCGTTGGTGGCGTATTCCTTCTCGAACGCGGCGCGGTCACGGGCAGTGCGGTTGGCCTCCTCGTTCGCCTTCGCGGATTCGTCCGCGGCGCTGGCGTTGTCTCGCTCAGCGCGGTTACGCAGGGTGAGCGATGCCACTACTTTTTCCTGTGCAACCATTTCGCTATAAAGCATGTTAATTCGTGCTTTCTGCGCCTCGGTCATCGCCCCACCGGCAGCGTTGACCGCTCTCATCTCGGCATAGTAAGCCGTTGTCGTGCGCTGCAAGGACTCACGTGCTTTCATCTCGGACTCATTCGAGGACTGCGCGCGACCCACATCAAGGATTGCATCCCACATGGATTTCGCTGCCGATGTGACGGCGTTCATCGACCGCTCAAGCGTGCCCATGTTGGACTTAATATCGTTGGTCATAGTGGTGAACGACGCCGAGGCTGTTTTGTTAGCCAGCGCCACCGCTTCAGTCTCACGACCCATATCAACAAGCGACTGTACTTGCTGGATCTGCGCTTCGTTTACGACGTGATACTTATCCGCCAGTGCACGCAGCCCGCCAACCGGGTCGTTGGACAACTTCGCCACCGCCTCGACCACATCTTCAATCGGCTGTCCAGACACCTTTGCAAAGTCATTAACGATCTTAGCCAGCGCGCCGAAGTCCGCGCCCGCTTTCACGCCCGCCGCCGCGAGAGACTGAATGGTGTCGCGCGTCTTGCGGAATGATCCGCCCATGCGCTCGGCATTCTCCGACAACACCAGGATCTGGTTAGCGGTGAGGCCGGAGACATTACCGGATAGCGCCAGCGTCTTGTTTAGCGCTGCGACCTGGTTTTCTGCACGGGTCGTAACCGCCACGCCGACGCCTAACGTTGCCGTTAACGCAGTAAGGCCGATCCCTACCGGGCCGAGAACACCAGCAACATAACGCAGAGTGTTACCCATGCCACCGAACGCCCCAGTTAACTGCGGTAACTGCTGAAGCATAACGCGGTGCACCGGCATACCCATCTCAAGCGTTACCGCGATATCCTGTAACTGGAATGCGGCGTTACGTGACGCAAACCCCAGGTTCTTAGTCGACATGCCTAAGCGGCTGGCAAGTCGCTCCTGCTTCGTCATGCCATCGGCGGCGCGCTGCGATTCAGTCGCTAACTTTTCCATGCCGCCCGCGGCGTCACTCGTAACCTTTTTCGAGTTGCCGAGGGTGTCGTTTAATTTCTTAACCTTGTTTTCTGTGTTCTCTGATTTCTGTGCGAAGGAGTCCAGCACAGTATTTGCCGTTCTGATTTGTGCAACATCAGCCTTTAGCGTGATGCCTGCTGCTTGATCTGCCATTATGCAGTCCCCTTTTTTATGCAGTTGCCGATTGGTATTGTATCAGCGAATTTCAAACAATCCTTATGCAGTCTCAGACGAGGGGGGGTGCCAGAC